ATTGCTATCTTTTTACTAAGATGCATTGTGTCCGTGGATGTTTCTCCTGCTTTATTTGACTTCTTAATCTCTTTATTCAGATTCCCAACCAAAACAAGAATATCTCCTTCTGTTATATCTGCGTATGTAAGCCCTTTATCTTTAAAATACTGTCTAGCTTCATCATTACTGCAAACTGCTTCTACTTTTACTCTGCTCATTCTCTACTCCCTTCCGCCACGGACTATATCAACAGCCTGTTCTGCATCAATAACGAATCCCGGATAATCTCCCTCTGGTGAAAAACAAGCTTTATCCAACTGCTCCACCATATCCTCAATAGGCTTTCGGGTGTTCCAAGTTTTAACCACATCTATTTCAGTAGTTCCATTTGGTCTAAATGCTTTTTTTATCATTGAAACTTGGCACATCTTACATTTAATCTCTATGTTATTTGTATAAGGCACCTCTTCCATTGCCACTTCTCCACCGCAAAACGGACACGGCAATAACTTAATCTCGCTCATTTACTCCACCCTTTCTGATAATATCCGTAGCCTTCTTCACACTAATTGCTTTGTAATAGTTGTGACATCCCGGCGTAGACTTTCCATACGGCATATTAGCTTTAGCTTCTGCCATTTTCTGCCCATTCTCGCTAATCTGTTCAATAACCTTTTTTGTGTCATAAGCGGTCGGCTGATTATCAATCACTTCGCATATACCTAAGTCATCTGAATAGGACATATGTATTTCTTTTCTTAACACATCTGCATCTATCAATCTCATTTCTGCTCACTCTCCAATCTCTTTAATGCCTGCTCTGCAAATAATCATCAAAATTGGGTACCGTCTCAAAAACCGCTCTCATGTTTACCCATCGCTGCAGTTTCCTCGTAATATGACCTTTTGGCAGATGCTCTCTGTCATAAACCATCACATATGGCCAGTACCCTAATTCTCGTAGTGTATAAATACGCTCTAAATCCTGCTCATGGGTAGTGTTAAAGTTTGTCAGCACATATACCGCTAACTTCCGCTTATCCCATTGCGTAATCTCTTTAAACTGCTTGAACTTCGGCACCACAATGTCCTTATCTTCGTATTTATCCCAAGCAAAATGCACCTGCTTTATCTTCATCTGTTTTAGCATCTCTGCCTTTTCCTCGGTCATCATATGGATTCTAAGACCTTGCGAGAAATCCACCCATGCATTACTGTCTATCAACTGTTGGAATAACTCTTTCCAATCCCTACAAGCCGTTATGTTTGGATCAAGTAAGACGATATTCTTTTGACCTTTCCAAAACTCCGATAAGTCAGCTACCTTTACTGCACACTTACCTTCTTTTTGTGCCACATGACAGAAATCACAATCGCAAGGACATCCTCTTGTCAAAAATCCGTATGCCGTATCTCTGACTTCTGGTATCTTGTCATAATAGATTGAATAATCGGGATATATATGTTCGATTTCCTCTTGCAAATCAAAGTGCTTGCTCTTGTCAAACTCTTCTTTTCCATCTACAAGGCTGATGCAATAACCGCTACCGCCTTTTACAACTACGTCTGCATCTATGTAGTATGGATAATCAGGTGTAAAACTGAACACCTTCGACATATACACCTTATCCATATGACCGCTAAACATCGGCTCATACCATTCAACTGTATCGCCCTTCGCTTTGTGCCATGCTGATATTTTCATTAGTGGAAGATTAGGGAAATTGTGTCCATCTACATCTATCAGACCAATTCTCATACTCCACCTCTCATATCTCTCAAAAATCCACTCATTGCCACCGTGCTGCTGAACAATAACAGTTCCTGCATCTCACGCAACTTCTGTTCCCGGAAGGCACACAAGGTAATCTCCGGCTTATAATGCGTGTATCTGCCAACCTTATAACTGCTTATGTACCCTTTCACTTCCATTCTCGCCATGAATGTAGCTACCGTCTGCATCTTCCATTCCTTATCGAACCGGTTCTTTGCTCTCTGCATAATTTCTGACAGAATCAGCGGTTCGTCTGACTCCAACAGAATTGACATGACCATATCTTCGCATTCTGATAATTTAGGTTTATTCTCCATTACTTCCTCCGCTTTACAATCGTTCTACGTCTGCTCCTACGCCGGTTGATAAATACTATCTGGTACTTATCCTCTTCCAACACTAACCAATGCTCAGGATTAAGGTTATTCCTTATCAGTATTCCTCTTTGCCGGCTATTTGGTTCGGTTCTCTCCATGCTCTCTCTGATATCGCAGTTGAAATGGTTCTTCTCTGAAACGTGCCATTGCATCTCTTGACGGCCGTTTCTGCATCACATCGAACTCACGCTGCTGTTTTACTCGCTTTTTCACTTCTCCCGCCATTTACACACTCCCATACGATTTGATAAATGCTGAAATCTCGTTATATCTGTCTACAAGCGGGTCCAGTTTCGCCTTTGCCAATCCAATCTGCATATCCAACGCATCCAATTCCGCTGCAAGTGTTTCCATAACTGCATCTGGTATTACTGCAACCTTTAGCTTTTCTTCTGCCTGTTTAGGCTTATCCTGTTGCTTTTTACCTCGATTTGTTTTCGGCGGTGCCACCGTTAATTCACCCTTGGCAACCAATATCTTTTTTATTTCATCCGCTGTAGTACAGTTCATGTCTGCCAATATCTTTATCTGTTCCGGTCGATTCTTTGCCGCCCGATAATTACGACAAATCTCATTTTCCGTCATTACCATTGCTACCTCCAATCTCACTCTGTCCCAATAGTTCATAAACTAATAGGTCCATCGAGTGACACAACTTTATACAATTTCCATGCAAAGCGTGATTCTTCCACGCGTTATATTTCTCATAAAACTTCTGCTCGGTCATTCTTCCACTCTTGACCAACTTCGCCCAAGTTCTTATCTTCTTCTGCATCCGGTGCTTATTCTCACCTTTCAGTTTCCGAATATACTTTCCATTCGCTGTTATGTAATGGTGAAAACCGGTAAAACCTATGCCGCACTTAAATGGACATATCTGTGTTTTGCCATTCAAAGATAATCCAAGGCTTTCAACCATTTCTCTGATACACACCAAGCACCATTTCAAATAATTCTTATCGTGGTGTATCAGATAAAAATCATCCATGTATCTGCCATAGAACCGTATTCCAAGTTCTCCGGTAATGAAATGATCTAAACCGTTCAACATCAACAATGCGTATACCTGTGCTACTTGGTTCCCCAGTGGAAGCCCCAAGCCGTCTGTGCTATCTATGAACAGATGATTAAGCCACTGCGTATATTCATCTTCGAAATGGTAATCTACGATATCCTTTAAAATTTCATGGTCTATTTGGTAGAAGAATTTGGTAATGTCACACTTCAATATCCAACCTTCGAGACCATGCATCTCGTAGAACTCAAGCATCTGTTCTTTTAAGCAATCCATACCGAAGTGCGTGCCTTTTCCTACTTGTCCGGCGTAATTCGTTCTGATAAACTCGCTCGCAAGACGTGGATGCAATATTTCATCACACAGACAATGCTGCACTACTTTATCTTTGAATGAGCAGGATTTGATAACGCGCTCCTTCGGTTCATAGATTTTAAACTCATTGTATGGATTCATCCGATATGTTTGGTTCTCTAACTGCTCTTTCAGAAGATGCAGTCCCTCAAGGTTCATGGTCTGAAACTTCGCGCAACTGCCGTTATAACCCTTACCGGCTTTAGCCTTTTTATAAGCCTTATACAGGTTTCCAAAATCACATATAATCTCTCTATCCATAATAAAAATTCCTTTGTATTTACCCTATTAGGGAAGGTCACACACCTTTTTGTATCTTTGTATTCTGATTTCGGCTTAATGCCTACTCTGACTGTCTGTGTGATACAGAATGGGCGCACACCGTTGTTGTTATTGTAGTTGTTGTTGTTGATGTTGCCGGACGCGGAAACAACGGTTTATACGGTGTGTAACCTAATTCCTTATCTCTTTTTATCCTCGCTTCTCCAAGCAATGGTCATGTGCTTCACATCTGCCACCATCTTGGACCAGTACTCCATGCTTTTCTCATTGATAATCCCCAACTTATGGGATAACTCAATATAAAACTCTAACTGGTCGCAATATGTAATTGCTCTGGTCTGCAACTCTGACCGTTCCCGCTTGAAATACCTCAAATCCGTTCTATTTGCTTCCATGATGCACTCATAAATCTCTAACGACTTATTCTGCATCTTGTCCACCAGTGAAAATCTGTACTTCTTCGGGTACCGGTTACAGTTGGATGTTACTTTTAACGTATGCTCTGCCAGTGCCTGCGCTTTGAGAATCGTTTTAAAGGTTTCTTCTGCCACTTAATTACTCCTCTGATTCAAAGATTGCAGATGAAAAGATACAAAATGGGCGCACACCGCAGTTGTCATAGTAGCCGTTGAGGCGGACGTAGCCGGACGCGGAAACAACGCGGACCCATGTAGTATCATCATTGCATTTAGTACTATCCGGTGTAATCATCCACCACCAGTAATCTGCATTCGGGATAAGTGCTCTGTGCTTTCTGTACTCATCTACTGTAAGCAGCGATACCTTGTCCTCACAGGTGCCATACTCTGTCTGACCATCCATTGACAACAAATCTCTTTCAAACGGAATAATGTTCTCTTCTCCGATTTCATCTGCAAGCTGTTTATGAAACTCTACATTGAGATAATTTCTAAGGTCACTCGCCTGCCAATTATTGCATGAACTGTCAAACTGCATTCTTTCTTCGAGTTTGTCTGCCAGGCATGCATAGCCTTTTTCTGTAATCTCAAGAATTTTCCATGTAAGTCCTGCAAGTTCAAATGTATCTCCCACCTGCAGTCCTGCCGGAACTACTCTCCCTCTTACGTTTCCTTTGAGTGCTTTTACCTCACTCTGCAGCTCTTCAATCTGTTTCTGTAATGATTCCAATGTCAGTTTACTCATAGCGATTTATTCTCCCTTCGATACAAAGATATTAGATTTTAAGATACAAAATGGGCGCACACCGCAGTTGAGAGTGCAGATGATGTTGCAGAAGTTGCCGGACGCGGAAACAACGGCCATTGACCACTTCCAACCACGCTCTTCTGTACTCCAAGGTGTACAGGTCCACCACCAATCCGGTAATTCTTTATTCACGAGCAGGTCATTGTATTTTCTTGCCTCGTCAAATGTGATTGGTCTAACCTTGCATCTGCATGTTCCGTACTCGTTCTGCATATCAACCGAAGTCAAATCCACTTCATGCTCCACAAGGTTCTCTGCGCCTACTGCATTTTCGATAGCCGGAAGGATATCTTCTTCGATTAAGCGTTTGAGATTTGATGTTTTGTAATCCTTGCTCTCTCCAAACACAATATTCTCTGCCATAAACCCTTTTGAAATAACCGCGGTCTGTCCGTCCTGCTGTTCAAGCACGATAAAATCATGCTCTGCAATCTTAAATGCCTCTCCGGCATCCAATGTTCCAAGTTCTACTGTTCCAATTGCCGCTCCACCAATGCGCTCTTTTTCTTCTAACACTCTTACAAGTTCTCTTGCCATTTCTAATTCTTTACTCATGTTTACCTCCAAATAATCTCTACTGTATGCTCGTGCAAATTCTTTCAAGCTCCTCTGCACTATACTGGCGTTGCTCAAAGTTTAGGAACTTATTCCCTTTGGTATTATTGGGTTTGGTGGCCCATTCCGACCGCGCCCAGTTCCTAACCGCTGCTTTCCAATCTTTCATCTGTTTACCTTTCCCTACCACCCATCCAACAGTGACATAGTAGTCAATAAATTTTTCCACATCGACATTGCTATAACCTTTTTCACGAACATAATCCGCTACTTCCTGTTGTGTGGGTGGAGAAAAAGCGGTAGCTTTTTTCTTTACACTTTCTTTTTTAATAACATTATCAGTAACATTAACAGTTACATTATCATTATCAGCTTTTTTTGCTTTCGTTTGCTTTTCAGAAAAACCATTTGCTTTTTTTGCTTTTGGTCTGCCACCAAGTTTCCCCGCTTCCTTACGTTTTTCAATGGTTTTCTGATATTTTTCAGCATCTCTGTCTATCTGTTCTGTAATAAAACTGAATGCCATTTGTGTCACATCATCCAACTGTATAACCTCATCACCTGCCACATGCTGCATGATAGCTGACAGCAATATTCCGCGCTGTTCCATAGTCAGCAGTTTTATGTGTTTCCAGTAGTCGGTGTACATGACAAAACTCTTCTTTTCTTCCACTCAACCACCGCCCATCTCGCGGATGATAACCTCAATTCGCGGGTTCTCTTTGTCTACCGAGAAATGATCCTCAAACCCTACGATATTCTTCCATCCGTCATCTTTTAATGTGTGTGAGTAGACCAGCGCATCCTGTATTACTTTCCTGCCAAAAGCTGATATATTGTCCAAATCGCGTCTTGTATTGCGTTCATGCCAATGATACTCCATATACACCGGTTTTTCGATTCTGACGCCTTTTAGACACTTCCGAATAGCAGCAATTACAACCGCTTCGTTATCACTCTTCACTTGCGCACCTTTGTACTTGTTGGCACGCTCAGCGTTTATGTAATCATTCAAATTATCCAGTCTTCCCGGAATTACCAATAAGTACTCCATGCTCTCTCCATTTCTCAAAAGTCATTTTCATTGACATTCTTTTCGCATTGATTGAACGCGCCCTGTGAAGTTCACTGGCCAGATATGCGGTCAGTTCTGCTTCGTCTACTGCATCCCCCGGAATTGGTCTAAAATATCCGGTACCGTTATTGATGATGCAATCACCATTCTTATTGGCTTCTTCAATCTGCTTGCGCAATTGTCTATCCCTATATGGATTCGATGGCCGTGGCAATGGGTGCTCATGACCATACGGTATATTTAATTCTTCCAAGGATTGTCTCCTTTCTCTCCGGGACTCGCCCGGAGGATAATCATGGCTTCAATAAAGTTTGTTGTAATATATTATCTCCGCTTAATAAGTAAGTTTCTTTTCTGCTTTCGCAGTGGTGTTTCAACCGAAATCTTTCACGACAATTCCGTAGACTTTATACATCTGCCGGAACCGCACTACTCCCATTTGGTGTGCCACAGTGTGATGCTCCCTGCATAAGCAAATCTTCTTGTACGAAGAATCATCCACTTTCTTACGGTCATTTCCCATGCCGATAGCATCTTCATGATGTATCTCTCCACTCCTGCCGCATATCGCACATTTCTTATGCATAATGCAGTAATAAAGATATCTGCCTATATCATCCGTCCTGTCTATTGCGTTCTCTGAAAGCGGTATTCCCTCTTCTAAAGCAAATTCCAAGATGGTATTAATAAATTCCCTTGCAGTGTCCATAGAACAGTTGGAAAGGCTAAAATAAGCGTCACCTGTACGTATCATGTGTTGATACTTCAAAATCTCTTTCATTTCCTCCGGGAGATAACCGGTATAATCTGCAATATCACGAATAGTGGCATACGCCTTTTTCCTTTGCTCTGCCGATATGTGCCGTCCGTCATCAAATCGCATCTCTGCATTCTTGATACCTTTACGGCATAAGATATTTCCCAGTTTCAATTCCGGTATAAATACTTTTAAGTAGGTTCCATTCTTGTCTTCTTTAAACTGCAGAATGTTTACCAATCCATGCATTATTCATCACCATACTTCTCTTTAATGGTATTCAGCATGCAGCCCACATCTAAATCGCTTAACGTGTCCCATGTCTTACCATTTGTCTTAATCCAATATTCCAAATTGATTTTGTGTGCCGCACATAAATCCTTGAGTACTTTAATACGTGCAGGACTTGGTTTTGGTTCTTCCTCTGCTACTGCAACAACGTTTGTAAACGGTCGCATTTCCTCTTTCAACCAAAGGTCAAATCCTAATCCGGTATGTATTGCCACACACTTTACAAAGGCACGGCACATACTGTTCCATACCCTCTGCTGACTCATGGAATTATCCTTAACCGGATTCGCGCCATTCATTACCGGTGTCTGCATCTCATATTCGTTATCATCAATAACAACTCTGATGCGTGTCTCATAACAACGGTTGGTATTATTCTTACTGTCTGTAAATACGTTATCCGTCATTCTAAGACTATTACCGGTCTTCTCGTCCGGAATTGGTACCCAGTAAACCTTTTCAGCTCCATTCTCGTGGAGAAGGTCGGTACACTTCGCCCAGTTCAGATACAACATTCCATCTCGCTCTTCACAATATGGGCGAACGTCTATTTTTCTCATTTCTGCATAACTCTTTAACGCCATTTCAACCTCCAACATTCAGAACAAACTGCCCGTCATCTGCCATAAGCAGCATGCTCATAATTTCTCTTACACTCTGTTGCTTTTCTTCTCCGCAATCGCAATGCTCGCCAGGATCTAAATAAGCACCGCAATGCTCACACTGATAATTCATCATCGATATACACCCTCATATCATCCAAGCAATTGTCACAATAAAACTCACCGCGGATTTGTACTGCACTTTCTTCTTGAATATGTTCACCACAGCAGACACATACCGGCCTACGTGCTAACCATCGTGCTTGCTCGATGTCTCTCTGTTCAAAATCAAGCCTATCCCTCATTGTTTCGAACATGGTACTTCTCCGTATGCATAACTAACAGTTTTCGTGTTATCATCGTTACTCAAACTAACGCTCATCACTGTGCCTTTTTCTACTGTCAGAAGTGCACTGATTTCTCCGTCTTCAAAAGCAGACACTACAATCTGCCCTTCAATCCCGCAGTCTCTAAAATCGTCTCTTAATCGCTTTAACGCCATGACAATAAAATCTTCATCGTTTGCACTTAATTTTGTTTTTGCCATTTGTATTTCTCCCTTCTATCGTTTATAATTAGAGATAGAAATAGATTACTATTTCCATCTTAGATAGCACCTGCGCCGACCAAAGCATACAGGGTGCTATTTTTTTGTTTTCTTTTTCTCATAATCTTTACATGCCATGCCTCTGGACTTGTCCATAGTATTACAGTTCCTTTGGCAGGTGTCGCAGATATTCTTGGAAATCATCATCCTCTACCTCCACAAATAAGTCGTACAGTAACCAGCCAAGGAAGCCGGCAATAAGTCCACCAAACATAACTCTTACTGCTAAGAGGATATTGGAATCTACAGTGCATACGCCGAAGACGATTGCTGCAAATCCGATTATGAATAATCCATTGCTTATGTACTTCACTGTCTACCTCCTAATGTTTAATCTTTGATTCTAACTTCCGGAACTTCTCAAGTTCTTCCGTGTCGAACATAATCGGAGAGTTCCGCTTTGCCGGATTCATCTTCCATGCAATTGCTCGGTTGTTGGTTCTGAATACCCGAAGCAGATATTCTGTTGGAAAGCCCATACTTTGTAACTCACTTAATTTCATGACTGGCTTTGGGTATGTCATATAATCACTCCTTTCTATCCGTTTTATTGGACAGCTTATTTGCTATCCTTAACGAAGTACTCCAGTGGAACACCGAAATAGTCTGCTAGAATCATTAGTTTGTCTATTTTGGGAGTACTGATACCAGACTTCCAATCAGACAAAGTAGACTGCGCAATGCCTGTATCTTTTGATACTTGGTATGATGTTTTTCCGGATTTTTCAAGTAATTCCAAATACTTAGTATACATTTGTCTTATTCCTCCTATATTTAGTAGTTGATTTTACTTCGGTTATACGATATAATTCATTTACCAGACGAAGTACATCGTACAACCGTAGATTTGCACTTTTGTTTATTCGGAAAACTTAAGTACAAATACATATTACTACGGCTTTCTTTAGATGTCAAGTGTTAAATTCGGTTTTTTTAAGTATTTTAGGAGGCCCACTATGTATGAAATTTTTGAAGAGTTGATGAAACTCAACGGATACTCTGCTTATAAGGTATCTATTGAAACTGGAATAGCTCAGTCAACACTATCCGATTGGAAGAAAGGGAAAAGTATACCAAAGGCAGATAAACTACAGAAAATCGCCGATTTGTTCAATGTATCATTGGAGTATTTAAGAACCGGAAAAGAAAAAGAAGGTGGAGAAACCTACTACCTTAACGAAGAAACTGCAAAGATGGCGCAAGCTATTTTTGAAAGCAGAGAGCTACGTGCGTTATTTGATACTGCTAGAGACGCAAGCCCGGACGATTTGGCAACAGCGCACAATATGTTGCTCGCCTTAAAGAGAAAGGAACAGGGTAATATTGATTAAAAACGTCGATTATCAAGTACACTTAATGGAATTTCATAATGGAAAGATAAGAGAAATGGTTGTACCTAATGAGGATGATAGTTACAGTATCTTCATAGAAGCAACACTGTCTAAAGAAGAACAGCAGAAAGCATTTTTGCATGCTATGCAGCATATATGTAGCAATGATTTTAGTAGAAAATGCTCTGCTAATTTGATTGAAATACGGGCACATCATGCTTAACATAAATAAATTGTATCATTTTTATGATAGTAGAATTATATACTCGTACACCTGTTGTTCAAACAATGAGGATTAAACCATGACAAATGAAGAACTTAGAAATATTGAAACTGAATATATCCGAGAATTAAATATGCTTTTAGATTCCTATAGGTTTGAAGATAGAATTTTACTCGGATTTTTAAGACTTTTCTGCTTTGGGGTTGCAGTTGGCATATATTGGGTTATGTGTTCACTTTTGGGAATGATACTAAGTTCTATTTTTACACTTATACTTCTTTTTCTGGAACTGTTTGCTATAAAAAAATTTGGAGTATCGTTTTCAAATGCACCACTGGAAAAAGAAGATATTGCCGAAAGAGTATGCCAACTAATGGAATTTTTAGTAGAAATAAAAAAGGGGACATATACTTCCTATGGTGGTGTAGCTATTCTCACTGAACAGGCAGGAAAACATTTGATACTTTACAAAGAATTTATAACTCTATATCCACAATTTGAATCAAAAAAACTTAAAAGTTTGGCTAAATTTGATATTAAATCAAAGTATTATACATGACCGTTGACTTTTCGAGGGGGTATTCTATGGATCTGAGTGAAAAACAATTTATTGCCTTATACACAATTATATGCGTGATTTTAATAGTCGTTCATACATGGCGTATGTTAAAAAATAAGATTTCTTTATTCCTGCTTTGCATTGTATTACTTCCAATTATCTACTTTGCATTTTGGGTTAATACAGGAATGTTATATCGCCTTTCACAAAAAATGTTTCCAGATGATTTGTTTATGCAACACTTAGGCGCAAATGCCTTTAATCTTTATATATTATATTCTATAGTAACTAACAAATAAAATTTTTTAAGAAAAAGTGAAATAAAAAACCGCCCTGGCGCTACCAACACCAAGACGGTCAGCTCTGGAATGATACCAAAGCCCTAAGCAAGCATATTGTATCATTCTTGGCACCCAAAATCAACGGAACACATGTTTTCGTGGGGTGTATTTTTTATACCCATTTTTAAGAGAAACTCAAATTTTCTACAAGAAAATGAAAAATTATCTCAAAAAACATCTCAAAATTTCAGTTTTTGAGAAATTCAGTGATTTTTCAGAAAGGAATGATACTATGGCAAAAGCAAAATACAAGCAGAACTCCCGCGGTGAATGGGAAACCAAGATATGGGATGGAACGTATAATGCCGATGGAAGCAAACACCGGAAAAGGCTCGTTTCAAAGAAATCCAGCGCGGACCTTGAGAAGCAAGTAACACGCTTAAAGAACGATATTGAAAATGGAAAATTTGTACAGAATACGGATATCATGTTTTTAGACTATGCAAAGCAATGGCTAAGTACAAAAAAGAGTGTTCGAGAAAAAAATACAAAAAAGATGTACGCAAACGTGATTGAGAAGCACTTACAATTTCTTACCGGTGTGAGACTGGCAGATATTCGTAACAGTCATTTCCAAATGGCTATCAACAATGTTCTCAATCAACCTAGGACATGCCAACAAGTTTATATTACTTTTAGGCAAATTTTAAAGATGGCTGTTGTAGATCATTACATCGGTGCCGGAATGTTTGACGAAATCTGCAAGGACATTAATCTACCAAAGTACACCAAGCCTAAAAAGAGACCGCTAACGCCAATAGAAAAAGATGCTATTCCAAAGGCTGATTTTACAGACAGAGAAAAAGCATTCGTTTACATTATATACTCTTGCGGATTACGCCGTGGAGAAGCCCTAGGGCTGTCAAAATTCGATTTTAAGTTTGCGCCCAAGGAAAATACCGTATCAATCACAAAAGCTCTTATTTTTGACGGAAACGAAGCAGAAATTAAAGACTTACCAAAAACAGACAATGGTTTCCGCACCTTGCCTATTCCAGATAGCACCGCGAGTTATTTAAAAGAGTATATATCCGGTCTAAAAGGAACTTATTTATTCACATGCCGGGATGGTTCACTCATAACACACTCTTCTTACGTAAAGATGTGGAGCTCTATTGTACGAAAAATGAATTATGCCGCCGGCGGAACAGATGCATTCCCTAAGATACACGACCTAACCGCTCACATCTTCCGGCACAACTACTGCACCAATCTCTGTTATAAGGTGCCTGAGATTAGCATTAAGAAGATTGCTGCGTTATTGGGCGATACTGAAAAAATGGTACTGGAAGTTTACAATCATATCATGGAAGAAAAAGAAGATGCTGCAGGTGTTGTAAATGACGTTCTCGCAATATAATTTTGCGGACACTTTGCGGACATGGACCCCAAATTTTGCCCTTGCGGACATCTTGCGGACATGAAAAACCCATTACTTTAGGTTACTTTTTCAAGACATAAAAAAGGCGGAGAACCTTGATTTTCCTAGGTTTTCCGCTACTTTTTAATCATGAGACATCGGGGATTCGAACCCCGGACAACTTGATTAAAAGTCAAGTGCTCTACCGACTGAGCTAATATCCCATACTCTTTTAAGAGTAAATGCCCAGTTCCGGAATCGAACCAGAGACACAGGGATTTTCAGTCCCTTGCTCTACCAACTGAGCTAACTGGGCATAATGCTTTCGCATTGAGTTGCGGGAATAGGATTTGAACCTATGACCTTC